CAGGCTTTTGCCAACAACTTTACATTCTACATCAAGACTCACAACTATCATTGGACTGTTACAGGTCCTGACTTTGTGCAGTATCATAAGTTTCTTGAAGAGATCTATGATGATGCACAGGATAACATTGACATGTACGCTGAGAAGATTCGCCAAATAGGTGCTTATCCTCAAGCTGACTATCGTGATATCATTAAGAACACACAGTTGATGGATCCTGCTGAAGAAGTCACAGATCCTATGATTATATTTGCCAACATCATGGATGACATTGATGTAATCATTACAGAACTACAAGATACCTATGACACAGCAGGCCTTCAGCGTGAATATGGTATACAAAATTTCCTAGCTGATCGCATTGACACACATCGTCAACAGGCTTGGATGATACAGAATATTCTAGGAGGAGAATAATATGATTATAGACCCACAAGTATTGGCTCGTGCTGTTCAAGAAGCAGCCGCCAAAGCCAAACCAGCTGAACCCATTGGTAAACCTAGTTAAATTATGCAGTTCAATCCGCGTACAGGTCCTAGATTTCATGAAGAAGCTGGCAAAGGTTCAGCACCACGCCCCAGTGACCACGACAAGTTCAAGGCCAATTGGGATGCAATCTTTGGTAAAAAAGAGGAGAAACCAAATGAAAAAGAAAAAACCACAACCTAAGCCACCAGGCAAGTATTAATATGCCAGTGCATAAGGTACATACAACAAAAGATGGACGACCTGTTGCAGGCTATAAATGGGGTAACTCAGGCAAAGTCTATACAGGCCCAGGTGCCGCAGAACGAGCAGCAAGACAAGGCCGTGCTGCTTATGCGGCTGGCTACAAAGGCTCAGGAAAGTAACCATTTCTACAAGGTTATTGCTAAGTCAAATAAATATCATTACGGACGGTGGATGCTCGGTCTTAGATTGACTCCACTGCTCCACTTTAACATACTCTGAAAGGGAGGCGCGAGACACGATGAACTCATATCAAACATCGGCAACAGACGCAACTGATGCGTTAGATAACTCTGAAAATCAGGCAGCAACCAAGACTTATAGTCAAGAAGAAGTAGACAACATGATGGCCCGCATGAAGGGTTCATTAGAAAAGAAACTACTCAAACCTTATGCTGATCTAGGTGATCCTGATGAACTGCGTAACATTCGTCAAGAATGGGACAAGAAACAACAGCAAGACCAAATCAAGCGTGGAGAGTTTGAAAAGACACTACAAGACATGGCTGCAAAGAAGGATGCTGAAATTTCTAAGAGAGACAGCATTATTAAAGAATACAAGGTCAATACGCCTTTACTCACTGCCGCAAGTAAATTTAGAGCAGTGGCACCTGAACAGGTAAAAGCACTATTGCATAACCGTGTACGACTTAGTAGTGATGGCGAAGTAGAAGTATTAGATGACCGTGGATCAGTTCGTTATTCAGATAATGGCAGTCCATTGGCAGTTGATGATTTAGTGCGCGAGTTCTTAGATTCGAATCCGCATTTTGTTTCAGCTACACCTAGTACCACGCACAGTAAGAGCAATACCGCTATGAATAATTCAGGTGTTTTTGATCTTGCCAATTTGGATCTAAGTAATCCCTCTGATAGATAACGATACGCTGAGGACAAGAAATCTGGTCTCATAAAATAAAAGACAAATCAAAGGAGATTTAAATGTCTGCATTAAACAACAACACTACTCTTAATAGTGACTTATATGCCCCACTCGTGGCAGCTGCTCAATACGCAGCCTACGAGAATTCAATCGCTCGCCAATTGGCCACAGTGTTTGATATGCCTACTAACGCAGGTAAGATTGTACAAGTTCCAGTATGGGCTGGCGTGGCTGCAACTACACCTGAAGAAGGTAATGCTGCAAGTTTCGCTGATACCAACACCACAAGTGTTAACATCACACTAAGCGAAAAAGTCGTTGCTCATCGTATCACTGATATGTTGCGTGATAGTGCTTACAATGATGTACTAAGCCAACTAGGCGATCAAAGTGGTCGTGCATTGGCAGAAGCCATGGACACAGAATTGTTTGCTGAATTTGCCAACTTCACTGATGATCTAGGCAGTGATGGTACTGAAATCACAGCTGACTACATTTTCCGTGCTGCTGCTTATCTGCGTGGTAAGAAATTAACTGGTCCTTTCTATGCTGTACTGCACCCAGGTGCTGCTTACAACTTGAAGAAGACATTGACTGCTACTACATCTTATCAGAACTCAACAACTGTTGCTGATAATGTAATGAGCAACTTCTATGTTGGTACTATTGCTGGTGTTACAATCTACGAAAGTGCTTTGGTTCCACTAGGAATTAGTACAAGTACTGTTAACGCTGTATTTGCTCCTCAAGGTATTGCTCATAGTATGCGTGGTTCTGTTCGTTTAGAAACAATGCGTCAAGCTGCTTACCGTGCAACTGATTTGGTTCTTAATGTTGTTTCTGGTGCTAAAGTTATTCAACCAACATTTGGCGTTAAATTAACTGCAAATAAAGTAATTGACTAATAGGAGATAGAGATGGCCTTTATAACTGATGGTGAAACAGTAACCTCGTTTGCAGATTTTGAAGATGTTCTAGCTATGGACCAAAGGTTATTTGAAGCCAACGAAGGCCTCACTGATGATATTGTGGTTACTTTTCTAACAAGAAGTACAGAGCGCATCCTTAGCTTGATCAGATCAACGGATTGGTGGAGAGATTATTATCTTTCTAAAACAACCAATCCGTTTTATACAACCAATGCTGATGTTCCCCTAGTGGACATCAACAGGATCAAAGCTAGACAAAATGATTTTACTGACCTCTGTGTCATGTACGCACTGTGGAATTATATTTTACCTAAGGTCGCTGACTTTAGCAAAGAAGATAATGCAGAGCGTGCTAAGATTGGTTTTTATCAAGGCAAGTATCAATTCTTGTTTGATGAACTGATTAACTCAGGTGATTGGTATGATCTTGATGACAGCGGTACTATTAGTTCAACAGAAAAGCAGCCAGGAAACTATGTGCTTAAGAGAGTAAGATGAGACAGGTTATCTATGATTATATTGATAATTTGGGGCTTAGAAGTTTTATTCTAAGTCCACACTTGCCTTGGGATGACAATGGTGCGCCATTGTATCATCACAACAAAAAGTACATCTATGTTGATCTAGCACAGATCAGTCAAGAACCTTTGTTTGATACCTTGGATCTTGGTGGAGCTGTTAATGAAACAACAAAAATCAGTGTCTATTTCGTGAATGACGCAAAGAACTTACCTCCAGACTACGATAGTGTGGTCGCTGAAATAAAAGGTGCAAGACTAGCACAGGGAACTGAAGGTTACATTCAGAAGCTGTGTCAAGTCAACACTGAATTTATGAACGATGCAGTATTAACACATCTGGAATTCAGTTTCAGGAAATTTTTAAACTAAAATAAGGAGCCAAACATGGCATATATTAACCCAAGTCCAGGCGTAAGTGCCCAACAAGTGGTCCTGAAGGTAGAACTTCAAGGCACCAGTGGTTGGTCAACTGCGTTGACAATCCCAGCATTACAGGACATCACAATGAATGCTGCCAACGATGTGTTTACATGGACACAGTTGGACAACGGAAGTAAACTACAAGTACCAACAACTGCTACCAACAGCCTATCAATGAACATTGTTCTTGATGATGCTACATTCTTTGGCACAACCATTGGATCAAGCTCAGCTGCTGACACAGTGGCAGCACAGGGTGTCTTTGGTCTAAGCCGTAACAAGACCTACATCAAGTTCAGCATGAAGTTCCTAGAGAACGCCAGTGCTGATCGTTATGTAAGTGGCGTTGGCTATATCACAGGTCTAGCACCTAAAATCTCTGCAGATCAACCTGTATGGGTATCACCAATTACTATCACAGTAAGCGGTGGCTATACTGTTGCTACCGCAGAAAGCTAATCTAATTTAATTTAGACAAGATTATAGGGGATTTAATCCCCTATTTTCTTATGCTTGGGTAAATATGTAAGGATAG